TGCTTGTGTCTATCCCAACTAGCCAAGACCAGCCTGAACCAGCCGAGATCAACCATGACCAGCCGAGACTAGAAACAATCGTTCCAGACTGCGACGGTTCATGGGGGAGCCTTGTGGGGGACATGGCTTTAGAGCTGCTTCACATAGAGCTCATGCCTTGGCAAGTTCATTGTCTTGAGCGGATGCTTGGATTTAACCATGCTCCTGACGGACAGGATGATCTTGTGCACCGTTCAAGCCTTGTATCTGTCGCGAGACAAAATGGTAAGACCGTCCTGATTCAGTGCTTGATCCTATTTTGGATTTTGGAGATGCCAAAGATCCGAGGCACAAAACAAACGATTCTTTCTACTGCTCACACTTTGACGCTTGGCACTTTGCTCTTTGATGAACTTGCTCCGATACTTGAGCGTCTAGGTGCAACGATCTACAAGTCCTATGGTCGGAACTCGGCGACGATGCCAGACGGATCTCGGTGGATGGTGCGCGCGGCGAACCCTTCAATCGGTCACGGAATGTCGGTGGATCTGATCTGTGCGGATGAAATTTTTGATATCTCGGAGATCGCAATGGCTGGCCTGATCCCTACCCAGCGCGTCCGCAGGTCTCCGCTTTTGGCAATGTTCTCTACCGCTGGCACCGAATCAAGTTCGCTCTTTATCAGACATCGAGAGAACGCGCTTCGCCTGATTGACACAAACAACCCTTCCAATTTTTACTTTGCCGAATGGTCGCCACCGCCAACAGTTGATCCGATGCAAGAAGCGTCTTGGTCGTGGGGCAACCCGGCACTAGGACACACTCTGACGATGGAAACTTTGCGCGCCGAATCTAAAGATCCTGACCGCTCAAACTTTTTACGATCGTCTCTCAATATGTGGATCGCCAGCACGCAGTCATGGATCCAAACCCACTTATGGCCTGACCTTAAGTACGACGGCCCGATCCCTACTGGCGGCGTGATCTCGGTAGAAGCGTCTATGGATGAGTCCAGATACTTTGCGACAAAGTCAGTCGCGCTTGGTGACGGTCGTACTTGTGTCTCGGTCGCCTTTACTGCCGAAACAGCCAAAGAACTTTGGGCGCATGTTGCAGCTTTGGCGGCGGATCCTGCGATCAAGTTTATCTTTTCACCAACTATTGACGCGCACTGCCCACCTATCTTTGAGCGTCGGCGCGTCGTCATGGGCTACAAAGAAATATTGCAATACACCCCCATAGTAAGAAACATGATTACTGAAGGACGGATCGTGCACACTGGCGAAGCGATGCTTGCCGAACATGTATGTCGAGCGGTCATGGTAAGGACTCAAGGCTCAATCGCTGTGTCGTCGCAGAAGTCGGCTGGCCCGATTGAGTTGTGTCGCACGATGATATGGGGAGCGTCCGCAGCTGCACGCCCGGGCAACTCCCAGAAGCCGATGCTGGTCACTGTAAATCAGTAGCATCTTCTTGGCACTCGCTTACTTGCTTGCCTGTCGTCGGGATACCGCAATTGACTAGGCGAGTGCCACCATGATCCGCTCTGAATGTGTCATCATGTGATATGGGATTATTTGACCGCAAAGTAAGCAAGGCTGCTATCAGTCCACCGCCAGCCAAAGCCGCTGCAGCTGGAGCGATGAACCCCGGGTATAACTCAAGCAATGTCGGCGCAAATATGATCGGTCAGTATTACACCTACCGAGAAGGCCAACTTCGCGCGGCAGCAATCTCAATCCCCGCAATCTCACGCGCACGCGATCTACTCGCATCAGTAATCGGCTGCATGCCATTACAGATGTATAACGAAATGTGGAACGGCGAAGAAATGGAACGCGTCTATATCGCCCCCCGATCTTGGCTGCGTCGCCCAGACCAAACCGTTCCCTACAACTTTTTAATGTCATGGACTTTTGATGACTTGTACTTTTACGGTCGCGCTTTCTGGTACATCACATCGCGCACCGCTGACGGTTATCCCGCGAGTTTCTCAAGGCTCCCAGCGGGCTCAGTCACCACCACCGACATGGCAGGTCCCGTCTGGTTTGCACCTTCTAAAGAAGTTTATTTTCAAGGCGGACAAATAGATCCTGCAAACCTTGTGCAATTTTTGTCGCCAACACAAGGCATGGTCTATTCATCGCAAGCCGCTATAGAGACCGCACTTAAGATTCAAGACGCGAGGGCGAGAAACGCGAGCTCATCAATTCCGGCTGGAATCCTTCGGCAAAACGGAGGGGAACCCCTTTCGGCGCAGGAACTTGCAGACTTGGCTGCCGCGTTTAACGCTGCTCGAGCAACTAATCAGACTGCGGCACTAAACGAATTTCTTACATACGAACCTACGACGATGAGCCCAGACAAGATGCTCCTCATCGAGTCTGCTAATTACAGCGCGTTAGAAACTGGCGGTCGTATCGGCAATGTTCCGCCATACCTAATCGGCGTATCTACAGGATCGTATTCATATCAGTCATCGCAACAGGCTCGCATGGACTTGCTATTTTTTGGCGTGAAGTTGTACGCCGATGCAATAGCAGAAACATTGTCTATGAATAATGTTTTGCCTAACGGCACCTATGTTGCTTTCGACTACGAATCGTATTTAGAAGAAAACTACCTAGCAGACAAAATGGAAATGCCAGTACAAGAAGACACTCAAGAGGAGATCGCAAACTAATGATCAGATTCACAGCACCATCCGTCAGCATCGATGCAGCCGCAGGCGACGGAACACCATCACGAACCATCACAGGAATTGCAGTTCCTTACGGCGTAGCAGCAACAGTCGCCGACGGAACCGAAGTCATCTTTGAGCAAGGCAGCCTTCCAATTGAAGGCAAAGCGCCGCGCCTATACATGAACCACGACAGCAATCAGGCCATCGGAATTGTGACCGAGCGCGTAGACACTCCAGAAGGCATGCTCTTTAGTGCCAAGATCAGCAAGACCGCCGCAGGTGACGAAGCCCTACAGCTCGCCCTAGACGGCGTCTTGGACTCGGTATCGGTTGGAGTAAACCCAACTAAGACTCGAGCAAACAAAGACGGATCGCTAACAGTGTTAGCCGCCGACTGGATCGAGTTGTCTATGGTGCCAGTTCCTGCATTTGCTGGAGCCATGATCACAGACATCGCAGCGAGTATCCACCACGAAGACGAAGAAATAAGTATCATAGAAACAGAACCTACACAGGAGAACGAACCCATGTCAGAGCCAACAGTCCCAGCAGTAGAAGCAACCATTCCAACTGCACCAATTCCAGCACAAGCAAAGCGTGAATTTAAGATGCCATCAGCTGGCGAATTCATGGCTGCTTATCACATTGGCGGAGACACATTCTCCAACATGAACGCAGCAGTCGCAGAATTTTCCGCATCACAGCGCACCGCACTCCAAGCAGCTGCAGGCGATGTCCTCACCTCTGACACACCGGGCCTCTTGCCAGTGCCCGTTTTGGGACCGCTCGTACAGGACCTAAATTTCCTTCGTCCTGTAGTCGAGGCTGTAGGCGCTCGCGCTTATCCTGACAACGGAAGGTCAAAGACTTTTACTCGTCCAACGATTACCACGCACACAAGCGTTGCAACACAGTCCACTGAATTGTCAGCAGTTTCAGCGACCACAATGGTCATTGCGGCAAACTCAATTAGCAAGACAACTTTGGCTGGGCAAGTAAGTTTGTCCTCACAAGACATTTCGTTTACCTCGCCCGAAGCGATGTCTTTAATCTTGAATGACTTGATGGGCGAATACATGATTGCTTCGGACAACAAAGCAGCGGACGATTTGCTCACTGCAGCAAACTCGTCGGGCGTTTGGGACGGAACAGTTGCAGACTTGCTCAAGTCAATCTATGACTCGGCAAAAGATGTCTCAACAAACCGAAACTGGATGCCGACACACATGTTCGTCTCCGTAGATGTTTGGTCACAACTTGGTCAGCTTGTAGACACAACCAACCGACCAATCTTCCCATTCATCGGTGCAGGTCTTACAGGCCAAAACGCACTCGGCGGTGGAAGCGCAACATCATGGAACGGCACGCCACTCGGGTTGCAACTTGTAGTAGATAGCAACTTTGCAGACAAGACCATGATCATCACTCGCGTAGGTCAGGGACAAGGCGATGCTTACGAATTCTACGAAAGCATTCAGGGCCTTCTTAGCGTGGACACTCCTGCAACTTTGGGTAAGACCATGAGCTTCCACGGCTATGTCTCAACCTTCGCTGCAATCGGTGGAATGATCCGCAAGATCACACAGGCTTAGTCGAGAGCGGGGCTACCGCTCATGGCTGTTTACAGCATTACGCAGAAATACCTCATAGACAACTACGCCGTAGTTCAACTTCTCACCGATGCAGAAATTGAACTCGGCGCAAGTGTCGTCCTTGCCGGGGTAGATGCAACCTTCAACGGAACTTACACAGTCCGCGCATTACCTCAATACCTTTATGTTGGCATTGATACCGAAGGCGATCTTCTTTACGATGTAAACATTCCGATCGCTAATCAAGTGCTGGTTGCAAAGACCGCCGATGATGTCACGCGCACCGCTGCTACTGGAACGCTGACTATTACGCAGACTTGCACTTGGGTCACTGCAGCAAACATTGAGGACTGGCTTGGCATCGGTACAGCGACCGCAGCTGACGCCGCCTTTCTAACAGTGTGCGCCGCAGCTTCGTCGCAGTTCGCGTGGCGCCGAAGAATGGAAGCAGGCTATGTGGATTCGCTTACGACTGTCCCTTCGCAAGATGTATTCTTAGGAACCCAGATGTACGGTGGCGCGCTGTACCGCCAACGCGGATCAGTAGATCAATACGCTTCATTCCAAAACATGGGCGTAACCCCAGTCATGGGGCTGAACGGAATGATCCGCCAGTTGCTAGGAATTGATCGTCCGCAGGTCGCCTAATGGCTGTACCTAACTACACGGATCTCTTTAACGAAGGCTACGACGATCTTGTAGCAAAGCTCTCAACGGTCGTAGGGCTACAAGTCAATAACGATCCGCGCAATATCACGCCGCCAAGCGTCTTTGTAAACATCGACTCCATAGACGGCTACAACTACAATGTCGCAAAACTCAACTTTACTTTGCAGATCATCACGCTAGGCCCGGGCAACCTAGACGCCCAAAAAAGCCTGCTCAATATCCTTGCCCAGATCTACGCGCTAAACATTGGCGTCGTATCTGGACGCCCAACGAACCTAGACATCGGTGGCTCGACGCTTCCTGCCTATGAGTTGTCGGTCTCAACTGTCGTGCAGACTGCCTAATCCACACTCTCGGTCTCATTATGTGTCAAACTAAAACCAACACTTCCAAGGAGTAATCATCATGGCTGCAACATCAACTATCCTCTCAAATCCAAAAGTGCTCGTCGGAGCCACGAACCTTACGGGCTGGTGCACAAGTGCCACTGTGACTCGTACTGTGACCGCTCTTAATGACACGGTTTTCGGCAACACGGCAAACACTTTCACCGCTGGTCTTGAAGACAATGAGTGCACCTTGACTCTGTTTCTTAGCTATGCCGCTTCAGCGACTTACGCAACACTTGCACCGCTTGTCGGCACAAAAGTGAATATCGTAGTAAACCCAACTGATGCAGCTGACTCGGCAACTAACCCGGGCTTTACTTTGACAGGCACCTATCTTGAGTCTTTGCCAGTGATCTCGGCATCACTTGGAGAACTACAGTCGATCGACATTACCTTCATGGGTGGCGTCTACTCGGCTGATGTCACAGCATAATTAACGGCCTTCCTTGGCCCGACGAAAGGAAACAAAGTGAAGATCAAACTTACGCTTACACGCGGAGACAAAAAAGAAACACTGATTACAAACCTCTTTGCGATCGCCGAATGGGAACGCTTAGAGAATCGTCGAGTCTCCGACGGTCGCGGTATCGGCGCATCAGATATGGCTTGCTGGGCGTACATCATGCTCGGCGTCAAAGGCGAAACACTTCCTGCTACTTGGCGCGAATGGCTTAAAGCGAACCCAGATGTCGAGATCGGCGTAGAGGACTCAACTGATGTAAACCCTACGGACGCGGCTACAGGCGACAACTCGCCGAACTTGTAGTCGCGACAGGGTGGGCTCCCACTTTCTACGCTGACACCTTCGACACGCGAGACCTAAC